TCAGCTGTGGGGCTGCAACCGGCGTCCGAGCTCGATCCGCACATCGTTCAGTATGTCGGTCACGCGTGAGATCGACGACCGCATCTCACCCTGGAATTCGCGCACCTCTTTGCGCTGATCTTCGCTTGCGTGCTCCATTGTAGCGAGTCGCACCTCATGCTCGCTGACCTTGACAGTCAAATCGGCACGCACTTGCTGGATATCCGAACGGAGGCTCAGATAGCTGGTGATCGCCCCTCCCCCGATGGTCACCAAGATGACGACGGCCTGGAGCAGGTGCCCAAAGTTGATTTCCGGACTGAACCGAGGCCACAGGCGCTTGTCGTCGGTCATCTTCCGCGCCCGCAGATCCTGATTCCGCCGGGGCCAAAGCTCAGCGTCTTGGTCTCGCCGCCAACGTGCATGCTGCACTCGCCGGTGGTCTCGTCCGCGGTGACGATATCGCCCGGAACATCGGTATAGTTGTCGGTGCGCACGATCTTCCAGCGGCTTTTATCTTCGCTGCTATGCCATGATTCGAGCTTCACGGTGCCTCTCTCTGACTGTTGGCTGTAATATTCCAGACGAATTTGTTCGCTCACTGCGACCCGACAAGGGTCCAGGCGAGGTTCGCCAACGTCGCGTCCGGTGAGGCTGGCGCCACCACGGTCAAAATGTCGCCTGCCATGAAGGTGGTCGCCGAAGCCATGCTAAAAGTCGCGGTAGTCGCACCGGCGGCAAAGACCATGGTTCCGACGTTCGCGCCGTTCTTCTTAATGCTGTAGCTCGTGGTTGCGGTAGCGGCTACCCCCGCCGTCCCTTGGCTGCCGGTTAGACCGGCTGGGAACATAACGGTGCCGGCGAAGACATAGCGCTGGACGACGAGGTTCGTCGTCGTTGGGCCGGTGTAGGAACCATTGACGGTAGTCGCGACGGACGCTTTGCCGGAACCGGTAACCGTGTAGGTATAGGCCGGCACTGAAGCCAGGCTCTGCGCGCCGCCGCCGACGATGTTAGCAGACGGAAATTTTAGATGGATGGTCTGGCCGATAAGGGTCGAAGGATACGGAAATCGCCCGATCGCCTGATCGAGTCTGGCAAATTGTGCGCCCGGCGAGTGGCTGCCGATGATGCTGTCATAGGCACCCCGATACAGTGTCGTCAGGCCGTAGTGGGAGGTCGTCGTCAGTGTTGCGGTCTGGTAAGCCAGCAGCTCGCCACCGACATAACAAAGGGTCGCAAGGTTGACTGCATCGCTTGCGGAGACCGAGAACAACTGGCCAAGGCTTTCCGTCAAGTCGACCGACAATGTGTTGATCGTATCCGGTTCGGCACCGGCATAGCTGGCCAAGGGGGCAGCCAAAACCCCCTGCGTCGCCGGACCCGGGATCGTTCCGGCAAAGGCGTAGGAGTCCCCGTCAGTCGAGATCCAGACCTGGGCGCCGCCCCAATTCGAGCCGCCCGACAGCGCCACCCAGATTTCGAGATCGCCCGACAATAACGCCGCCGGGGGCTCGAAGATCAGTGGCATGTTGACCTCACCGGGACCAGTGGTCCAATTCGGTATATAACCGGCGGTACTCTGCTTGCCGTACAGCACGGCGGTAGAATAGCCGCCGAAAAAATCCTCGGCGGTAATTGTCAAAGTTCCCTCGTCATCTTCCTCGACGGCAGTAATACGCACCGTCAAGGCAGAGACGCCAAGCCTCGTATCGGTAATTTGCACCAGGTCCATCGGCTCGAGTAGGCAATATTTCCAACCGAGCTTGAAGGTGTAGGTGTTGCGGAAGAGCAGCGAGCGCTGCAATACCAACTGCGCGACCACTGTTCCCGTAAGATAAGGGTCGACGACCATATCGGCCTTGAGGGAAGTGTCGCGCCGGATGCCATAGAGGTCGACGGCGGCTTGGTCGAAGGTTTCGACAACGTGCGAATTGTAGCTGTTGCCGCGGTCCTTGCATTGGAGCTGGATATAGTTGTTGGCGTCCGCCGGCGTCGAACGCACGATATGCACCGGATCATCGGTGAAACCGCCGGTGACCGAAGTTGCGCCCGGCCGCAAAGCCGGGCCGCCCGGGCTGACCCCGTTATGGGACCCGACCCCCGATTCCTGAACGATGTAATCGTCGTCGTTGAGGCTGTAGATCGGCGTGGTGTTGGGCGAGTAGGCATAGGGTCCAGACGTGCCGCCGAGTGCAACGGTTATGCCGCCCGACGCGTTGGCGGCGACAGACGTCAGCTGCGCGGTCGTGTTCAGCAGCGCAATTATTAGGCCATCGGGGCTGACCCCGGCCCAGAGGCCGAATGCCGTCAACGGTGCAATGCCGAGGACTGCCTGCGCCAGTCCGGCGCCAACAGCCGCATAGGTCTGCTCCTGACCGGTCGTCGTGTAGCTGACGGTCATCGGCGAGCCCGCCAGGTCGGGATTGCTGAAAACGAGGCTGACGGTATCGCCTCCGGCGCTTGTCACCGTCCCGCCGAGCTGCACGAGCAGGTATGACGCGGTCAGCGGTTGGTCGCCATAAGGGATGATCTTGAGCAGTCCGCCGGACCAGACGATCGCGCTGTTCGTCAAATTGGAAATGTCGGCCAGGCATTGCTGTGCCGGCTGCTGGGTGTCGAGCATTGGCGACACGAAGAGGCCGGCGGCAAAGCAGTAACTCAGATAGGAGGTTGCCTCGAGCGCGGTCATAGTGGGGTCGAGGCTGGCACTCGGGAAACCGGCGCCGTAGCGTGGATTGGTCAGAAAATCGGCGACCACCGCTGCGGGGTTGGCGTCGTAGCCATTGACGCCTGACCCCGCTTCGATGCCCTGGATCTCGACCGAGAAATTTGGGAGGGTGGCAGTATTGCCTAGTTGGTAGTTGGCGCAGGTAAAGTTTGCTGTTCCGGAATAACTGAGCGCCTTCGCCGGATGGTTGGTCACCCAAAAGAGGTCGGTGGCCTGACCGTCATCACCGAGGTTGATCGAGGAGAGGCAGGGCAAGCCTGCCAAGGTCGATATGTTTTTATCCCACCAGACCGTAACGATGCCGGCGATCGGCCCTTGGCACAGCCCCATTATGAACGAAGCCGAATACGTGTATTGCTGCCCGCCGCCTTTGCCGCCACCGCCGCCCTTGCCTTTGCCGCCGGTCTTTGACGCCGCCGTCGCTTTGAAGTCGTCATAGTCGAGAAGATTGCCTGACAGCCGCGTCGTGCCGTAGACGAGGGGGATGACACCTCCCTGCTGCGAGGTCTGGAACTGTAACGATCCGACCGCCTTTTGCTGCTTGGCGTTGGTTCGGCCCCCCAAAATGCCGCCCATGGGTGCGCCCTAGATGGTTGCTGAGAACGGATCAAAAATCCGCAATGGCCGCCCCGCGAGCTGACCTTGCGTAGCGTCCGCGTAAACAACCCCTGCATTGTGCCAAGCATGGATCAGCCGCGGCCATTGGAGGACGATGGCGCCGTGAGCAAAGCACCGGCCAAATTTGAACACGGCGATGTCGCCCGGTGGCGGCGGATCGGCGTTATTCCGGGCGGGGACCTCGCGGGCATAACGCATGACCGCTTCGAGATAGCGCTCGGCGTCGCGATGCAAGTTCCAATCGGGTGGATAAAACGGTACTTCGACATGCGGGATGACGCCGGCCTTTTCATAGACTTCGGCGAGCAATGTCAGACAATCGGCACCAACGCCTTTGACCCGCGCCATATGATGATAGGGCGTGCGCAACCACCCCAGGGCTTCCTCGATGACCGCAACTCGCCGCGCATCGGCCGGTGGTTGGGCCTCCGCAATGGCAGCGGTGCCAGGCGAAGCGGGCACCGCTGCCCAACCGCAAAAATCGATCGTATGAAGGTCGCCCGAGCCATGTCTCATAGATCGGTCGTGTCCTCATCCCGGTCAGCGAAATAACCGCGGATATCGTCACGCAGTTTCGGCTTGTTGCCGGCGAGCTCGATCAGACCGTCGCGGCGCCGTACGATGTCGGTGTCCGGATCATAATGGTTGCCGATCAGGATCTGCTCACGCGTGCCGTAGCGCCGCGCCTTCAGTGGCCCGTGCCAGAGGTGGTAGACGATGCCCGGGACGAGCCCGATATCCTCGACGATTGCAATACGCGCTTGCGCTTTCCACGCCTTCATCGCAGCGCGATATTGGGGCGTGTAGTCGTTGTCCGTGAGCAGCAGATCGGGGAGGTCGAAATGGGCCATCGCCATGTGGTAATCGCCGGCGCCCAAGAGGCAGACGTCGAGAAGTCCCCCCATCGCGTCAAACGCTTCGCGCCGGTAACCCCAGGCACCGCCCGGATAGCCCCAATCGAGCATCTCGACTGGGCCAGCCTTATGCCAATATTGATCTTGCGTATGGGCGCGGCGGCTCTTCAGGTACCAATGCATAAAGCTTTTGCCCGAGCCGACGAGTTCATTTCTGGGACCGAGCCAGACGATGTCGCTCGAGATCTGTAGGACCCGGTGGATCTGCAACCCGCGCAATACCTGCTCGACCCAGAGCGGATCGTGGAACAGCATGTCGCCATCGACAAGCGCCAGATATTGCGCGTCTGGGATCGCCGCGACGCCGATGCGTGCCAAATTTTCCTTGCGCCAGCAGATCGAATTCGCCCGTAGCCTGACCCGCCGCACGCCAGCTCGGTCGGCCAGATCGAAAGGCATCTGACCATATGCGGTCTCGACCGTGGTGAGCCGCACCCCGGCTTCGATCATGCTGTCTTCAAATCGCAAGAAATTGGTGTAGCGCGAGACCCAGTGCAGCGGGTTGTCGTAGACGGCGACCACGTCGAGCAGATCTGGCGCGAATGCTATGTCGGCGCGCGGACAACGGCATGGGGGCGGCCAAGGTGGCCAGGGCGGTCGTGGCGGTCGCGGCGGTCCAGGGCAGCGCGGATGTGAAATCTTGAGGTCATCGGCCATTAGACTGCGGTCTCCGGGGTCGGGATATAGGGGAAGCCCCCGAAATGCACTGCATTGTTGAAAACGTTTGTGCAGGTCGCGATCGTGCGGTCGCAGCCGGGTAGCAGTTGGAACTGATCGCCAGTGGTAATGGGGGGGAGGAATGGAACCTTTACTATGACGCTGCTGCCACTGACGAAGCCGGCAACGGCGCGGGTGAGCCCGGCATTGGCCCCTGTGACTCCCGTTATCGTCCCCTGAGCGAACGGCGTTGTCGAGCTCGGCGCGTTGGTGATCACGGTCTGCGTCGAGCCAGCGCCGGCCGAGAAAGCCATGGCGAGGCCGGTCCGGTTAAATTGGCACATCGGCCCGCCAAAAATGTGCGTGCAGGAGGATTGCCAAAGCCGCCGCGGCATCTGGATATTGAGTAATTCGAGATGCGAGCGGCATTTCATGTCGATACCGGTACGGCTGCAATCGACATCCGAGATCCGGCCGGCGAACAGAACCACGGTGCCCGGGCTAGTGTCACCATAGGCCGGCATAAAGGCCCGTTCGAGCTGCAGCAGGGCGCCGTCAAGCTGACCTTGCCATGCCGCTTCTAAGAAAGGCAAATCGCCGATCAAATCGGTTGGCTCGGGATAGACGTTGACCTCGAGCTCGTCGACTTGGACGCCAGTGACGACCTTGGTCTTCGAGCGCTCGAATTTGGGGCCCAGCGCAAAGGTCTGGCCATTGACGGTAAGCGCGGTCGGCGCTGCCGAGTACCGCAGAATGGATCCGCCGATCAAAGTGAAGGTGTATAGGTCGGCCATGATAAACTGCTCGCTGCTGTCGAGCAGCGCAATCAGAGCAGCGGAGGCTAGCTTCACGGCCGCACCGAGATGAAGGTGAGCTGCTTGAGCTGCCACAGCTGAAACATAAAATTCTCGAATGTGTAGCTGTCTGCGACGAACCGGCAGCGAAAGTAATAGGTAAAGTCGGCAGAGATAATCAGCCCGTCGCCGGGCGCGGTCGCAAACGTGACCAGTCCGGTATTCGGATCTACGCTGTAGCTTGCCGGGCTTTGTGTGATGCCGTCGAGGTAAACTGCACTGACTACGTTCGGTGCCACGATGGGCTCCCGGAACCCGCCGCCGGGGAGGGTCGTGCCCATCGCGCGCTGCAGCTGGAAGACCGTGGTACTGGCATTGGCAATACCGATCTGCTGCTCGGCGACCCGATCGTCGCTCGGGTCGCGAAACAGGAATGTCCCGAAGGCACCCTGGCAAAGCATGAAGAACCCCATCAGGGTTCGTAGCTCGTCGTAGCCGGCAGCCGGGTTGTCCCGCAACAGATCGAAGACCAATGTAAACTGCCATAACGGGTATGGGTAATCGAGGGCCCGCAATTCCCGGCCCGACGCCGCGCGTTGAATGCGGGTCTGGAAGGTCGGCGATTTGGTGACGCTCCACGCGAGCCCGGGCAGCGTCGGGAAAACCAATGGCATCACGCGGTCCGCAATGCCGAGCCGTTGCGCATCGCTTTGTTGAGCGCGGCGACCATCAGGTTGCCATTGCTCTGAAAGAAGCGCTTGACGTCTTGGCTGTCGATAGCTGAGACATTGACGACCACCGGGCTTGAGCCAGTGCCGCTTCCCCCACCGGCACCCGCCGGTGCAGTGAGCATGCTCTGTAGCCCCTGAGAGATGTTCGCCGGCAGCACCATCTCGTTGCTGTGCAGTTGGGCGAGCACGCCGCCCGGCCCGAGGCTTGGTACCGCCCAGCCGCCTTGCGCGCTCGGCACAATCCCGCCGCCCTCGAAGGCGAACAAAGTACCGATGTCCTTGAAAAGACCGCCGACGAGACCGCCCGAGCCGAACAGGCTTCCCAGACCTAAGCCTTCGGCTAGGCCGCCGCCAGCCACCTCCTCGCCTGCGCCGGCGAGACCCCCCGAGAAATTTTGATCGCTGCCGCCGAGCAAGCCGCCGGCCAAAAGGTTGCCGATCTGGTCGAACACGCCTCTGACGGCCGAGTTCACGAACTCGGCAATGATCGATTGGGCCAAGTTTGCCAGAGCCTTTTGTACCGTCGTGGTACCTAGGATGACCCCGGTGACCGACCTGTCGATCGCGCGCTCGACCGGGGCAACGAGATCGTCCCAAGCCTTTTTATTGGCCTCCGCCAATTTGGCGTCGAGCGCCTGCACGTTGGTGACATATTTCTCGTAGGCGAGCCCCTGTTGTTCGAGCAATTTCTCTTGCATACGGCCGTCGTTATCGGCTGCCGCCAACTTCTTCTCGTAATAGGCCTGGTCATAGGACCATTTGAGATCGAGCAGGTCTTGCTCTTGCCCGATTGCCTCCGTCGCTGAAAGCTTGCCAAAGGCCGCCTCGTTTTGGATTTCCGCCTTATAGCGGGCGAATTTCTCGTCGGTGATCTTTTGATCGGCGCTGAGCCGATTGATCTGGTCACGTTCATCTTGCGTGTTGAGCTGTCCGGCGCGGCCACTGCCGACTAGGTTTGGGATCATACCGTCCACCGACCCAGCGATGCCCGCGGCCCTGGCCTGCAACGCACCAATGCTCGATCCGACTTGCGCACTTGCTGTGCTGATCTGCGTCTGCGCCTGTTGAGCGGCGGCTCCCAACCCCGCGAATTGAGCCCGCATCGCATCAGTTGCTGCCTGGACCGAATTCGCCGCTGCCTCCAATCCGGATTGCAGTTCGTCGGTCTGGGCGCTGATGACGACGCTGGTTTCAATGTCCGTCATAATGGTCCCTTATGGTAAGAGCACCCGCGGGTTCCGTTCTCGCCGCTTGCCGTGGCGGCTGCGCTCAATCTCCGGTTCTGACCTGGCGCCGGAGCTCGGAAAAATCGAGCACCACCGGAGCCAATCCGGCATGCACATCGCTGGCGCCAAACCCGGGTCCGAGTTCGGCGAGCAGCGCCGCCAGGTCCGAATCTGCCGCCGGGCGCTGGCTTGGTGGCATTGCCGGCACCCCTTTGCGCCGATGTTTACCGACGCCGAGATATGCCCCGACCAGGATGTGAAGCGGCGGATGTTCGGCCCAATAGGCAGTGAGCTCTTCCAGATCGAAGAGCGTCATTTCGTCAATTACGGGATAGCTGTAGCCGCAGGCGGTGGCGAGGAGTCCGTATATGTATCCCCAATCGCCTGCGTCCCGCCGGTTGGATCCGGAGGATGCTCCGCGATTATCGACCCTGCCCCCGGGCTGAACCCGGGGGCCGCCGCTTCCCCCAGGCGGCTATCACTCAGCTTTAAGCCCGAGCCGGTAAGAACGGCATTCAGCACTGTGCTGGCATTGCCAAGATCGAGCAGGTTCTCGACCATCTCTGGCGTTGCCTCAGGATAGTTGCGTTGCATTGCGGTGGCGACGATTTCAACGAGCACGGTAATCTGCATCTCGCTCATCGTGGCGCCAATGTTGGTCAATTGCCGCACCTTGGGCATCACCCGGCGGAGCTGTCCGAGAGTGAGCGGCGGAACCAGCCAATCCCGGCCGCCCATGGCAATCGTCACGCCGGGAAGCATTACTCCACCGTACTCAGATAGCCGATCGTCCCGGAAGCATCCGCAAAGGCCGAGAAATCGAGCTCCTGGATCGTCCAGTCATCGACCTTGGTCGGCAGTGACAATTTGTCGGCCATGCAGGCGTTGAGACGCAAAGCAGTCCCGCTGCCGGCGTAGTTGGTATAGAATGTCGCCTTGAACGTCGGCGTCGTCCCCATCACCTGGTTCGTGATGGTGAGTTTGCTGCCCGATGTCGTCAGATTATAAGTATAAGAGACCAATACCGCGGCATTGGCGTCGGCGGACGAAAAGGTGTAGATCCCCGTAGCGAAATTTACCGAGTATTGACCGGCTGCGGAAGGGGTCGTCACCCGGTTGAAGCGCTTCCCGCTGGCGGCGTAGACGACGCCGAGGTCGTCGTTGTAATTGGTTGCGTTGGCGACCGTCACGGTGTAAGGCGTCACCGCCGGAATGCTGGCGGCCTCGAGCTGGGAAACGGCAAATTGGCCGGTAGCCGGGGCCAGCCCAAAGAAGATGTCGGAATACAATAATCCAAGAATCTGGGCGAACTTTGCCTTACCCGTGATCTTGCCCTGGCCGCGGGCGATCGCCACGGGAAACTGAAGCTGCCCGTAGAGCGGTTTGTCGGTCCAATCGAAATCGATCTGGATATCCTGGAGAACACCGAACTGTCGCGGGCCGATTCCTGAACCGGTCACATCGGTGCGTTCGCCCCAGACCGCGCCAGAGCCGAAGCTCAATTGCATGTCAGATACTCCTTTTCAAAAGCCGCTTCAGCATCTCCTTGGCGGCGTGGGCGACGTTCCAGGCTTGGGTGTCGCGGGCGATTGCCGAGCCCGGGAAATGGTCGTTCCACCAGCTTTCGATGAGCAGGTCGGTAGAACTGGGTTCGCTACTCGGCGTGGCCGAGCCCAGATCCTCAGGAAGGGAGAGGCTTTCTCGGGACGCGGTGCCGGTGGCGCCAGGCTCTTCCATCGCCATAGAAACACTCCTAGCAGCGGGTTTGATCGTAAGATTAGTGAGCCGCGCGACAAACGTATTGCCGAGCGGGGATCAGGCCGTTTCCGTCTCAAACACTCGACGTCGTCTCGTCGGCATTGTCACAAACACAATATCTCTACTGGGACGATCGCGATCGCTTGGTCGCCGAGCACGCCTTCGTCGGTCTCGACTTTTCCGGCGATGTAGGCGTGTTGCACCATCGCTGGCAATCCAAGGTTCTGGATGCCCGTCACCGGTGATGGCGCCAGTGCCGCTTCGAGCGCGTCGAGAAGCGGGTTCAAAAGCATTGCAGGCGCCAAGTACGGGTCGCTCGAATGGACATAGACGTAGAAATCGGCGTGGAGCGTCCATATGGTCGGGCCCCCGAGTGCCTTGGTCACCGCGTGCCCGCCCTTTTCGCTCATAAACAGCGCGGGCTGCTCGGCCGGAGCCAGATCCGCCCAATGCCGGAGCCTGCGGTTTGCGCTGGCAAAACTTGCCGCACCGGCGGCGAGCGACCAGAGGGCGCCATAGATCGCCTCTCTAACGATCATTGGCCGTTCTCCCAGTCCGCTACCGCTTCTGCTACAGCTGCGTCTACTGCATCGCCGATCGCCGGAGTCATGTCCTCGAGCGCCGAACGCAAGAAGGAGCGCTCCGGAAGAGACATGCGGCGGTCATACGCCCGCACGCTGATGGTCTTCTCGGCAATCGGCCGGCCGAAAGCTTGTCTGATCCGCCGCAGGCTTGCGCCGACGCTGACCGTTCCCGTGAAGCCGTATTCCTGGGCTGCAGCATATCGAAGCGCGGTGGAGACATCAGCGGTGGCGCCCCGCGCGCTCTGGTCGACACGATAGTCGATGCTTGATTTCAACGCGCCGGTCCGGGTTTTCAGAACCTGGCCGCTCAGCTTGTCTTGCTGCACATTGCGTTGAAGGTCGATCCCGAGCTGTGCAATACAGCGAGCCAGCCCAGCATTAATGGCATCGTGAAGCGCCCGCAGCCGCTGAAGCAATTGCTCGTCGCCGACGAGATAGGCTGAAATCACGCGACACCGACGAGGGTTGCCGCACCAGTTTGGGCCGGTGCCGGCATCAGGTATCCGGTTATCGGTGCGACGATGCGGTACTGCTGGATCAGCACTTTGATCGAGTTACTCATGTCCTTTTGCGAGTACGAAACCGTCTGGCCACCGCCGATCGCTCTGGCGACCTCCCCGATATGGCTACGTTCGCGATAACGCAGCGCCACGAGCTCAATACAGGCCTGGGCCAGATCGGGGGGCGTCACCGCATAGCCGGCGGTATATTGCAGCGCCACGCATCCCGCCTTTCGCGGCACCGTGTATCCCCTGATCACCAGCTGCGTCGGGGTAAACAGGTATCCCGCTTGGCTGCCAAAAATGGCCCCGCCGGACTGCGCGGGTGGAGTGACTGGAATCGCCGGAAGGGTCAGGCCATCGACGACAACGCAGCTGACCGCGGTAACCGGAAATGCTGCGAATTGGTATCTTGTCTCGCCCGGGCCAAGAGTGTTCCCGAGACCATCACGCATCTCAATCCAATCCTGCGAAGCAATCTGTCGGTTGAGCCAAGTCTGAATGAATTGGCTCGCCGCGGTAATCAAACGCGTCAGGAGCGCATCGTCAGTCGTCGGAAAGGCGCTCTGTCCGGTTTGCAGCCACGCCTTGACATCGGCGAGCGTCGTCAAGTCGCCAAAGCTTGAACCAAGGTTAGTCATCACGCGTGCCCCGGCTCGTGGTCCTGCGCCGCGGCAAGGGCGCCCCACATATGGGCGACCGGCGCAGCATTTGCGGCGATCTCGCTGAGTGTTGCCATCGCCACTGCCTCGCCATAGGCTGCGGCAAGGTTCATGACCAAAATATTCGCGAGTCCTTGCAGCGCCACCGGCGTGCCGAGATGCTGGGCCACGGACACGAAGGCGGGGTTGATCTCGCGCATGGCCTTGATGACGGGGTCATCGGTCATCATCGTGGTCACCGCCAAAACCACGTCACCGCCAACGCCGCTGCAGTACTGCAGTCGTGGACGATGGGGGCTTCATTGTCGAGCAGATGTACGGCGACCTCGCGCGACACCCGCACGACCCCGTCGAGGTCGTGCGGGCATCGCTCCATCGCGTGCCCGATCGCGTCCCATACCGGGGAGACGGCCCGTAATGCGATTTGATCAGACACGGAGGTGTC